GTGTTTCATGTATCCAATAAACGACATCACCCTTGCGCGGACATCCTCAAGGGATGCGCGGCCCTGGGCGTAAAGATCAGCCCAGCGCATGAGCCTTCCTCACAAGAGTTCTCAGGTATTCGACTTCAATGTCCAAATCCTGAAGCGAGGTCTTTTTGTGGTAGCGCTTTGCGCAGCGCACGACCAAACGGATAATCCCCGCGGAAGTCTCGCGAATGGCCGCGCACAGCACATGGCGTTCATATTTCGGAAACTGAAGCATGGCCTTGTGGGCGTATGCGTCAAGCTCCTCCATCTTGGCCAGGATCTTCAGTCCGTCCATCAGGCTCAATAGGGCACCTGCATTGCCCGCTTGATCTGCGGCAGCATGGTCTTGACCTGGAAGGTTCCGTCGGGGTCAAGGTCGTACTCAACCAGCAGCGCGGTGTCCTTCACCCTGCTGGGGGGGGCCACGACCGGGTCCCAGGGCGCAGACACGGCGACGAAGTAGCCGCCGGCGTCGACGTCAGTGGGGACGGAATAAACCCTGACGCGTTGGCGATGGTCCGCCTCGGGCACGCTGTAGTTGAATGCGTCCAGATTCAGATCTTCCACAGGGCCCCACGAAATAGTCTGTCCGAGACTCATAGTGTATCTCCTTTATGGCCCCCGCTCTCGCGGGGACCTTCAGTGTTTCAGGTTGCAGGTTTCAGTTTACCGTTTGGCGAGGCGGCAGCCGAGGGCCGTGTACGAGTACGAAGCGACGTTGTACAAGCCCAAGTAGAACAAGCCCGCGCGCGAGCCGTAGCCCCAGGTGCCGCCGTGGTAGCAGACATATTCACTGCCGGCGGAGTTCGAATACCAGTAATCGGCAAAAGTGCCGTTGCCTTCAGTGCTGTCCACATTGGCCGCAGCGAACATGCTGGCAAAGTCCCAATCTGCGCCAGAGGCTTCGAGCATGGACGTGGTCCACCCGCTGGTCGTGATGACCGTCCCGGTGTTGATGTAGGTTTCGTTGCCAAGGCGGTCGAAGACTTCCAAGCGGTTGCTGGTGTCGGTCTTAAAGCCGTCAACCGCGCCCCATACGTTCCCCCACAGCTCGTGGATCCCGCGCCAAACTGCTCCGGACGCGCCGGTGTTAACCGCTGCAGAGCTGTTCGTGTTGCCGGCGGAAATGGCCGACTGGGCATCGGGCGTGCCGAGCTCGATCAGCGCCAACATCTGAATGGCGCTGAGTTCGTGGATGTTCCACATGTGGAACCCCTCGACTCCGCCGGTATTCCTGGCGGCGCAACGGGAGTGCATGGTCGTGAAGTCGACAGACACAAGAGGGGAAACGCCGGCAGCGGAGCCGACCTTGGTTCCCGCGTCATCGGTGCCTTCGTATTTACCCACGTAAAAGCGGTCGATCTCTACTCCGCCGTCCATGAATGCGGGGTGCAGCTCAAAGCCTGCGGCGGGCTGATCGGAGATCCACCAGCACTTCTTGCCAGCTTGGTCGCTGCCGGCGGGGGCCTGCGCGACCTTGTAGTAGAACTTGGGAATCTGGACCATGGCCTGCTCGTCGATGGTGGCGTCCTGAATCCCTGCGTAGGTCGGATGGTTGTTGAAGTATGCGGTGTCGGTAGTCTTGTTGTTTCCGTCTTCGTCGACGCGCTGCCACGCTCCTGCGCCGCCGCCGGAAGCCACCTGGGCAATGCCGACGATCACCGCAAACAGGTCCTTGGTGGTAAAGCTGATCTCCGAGGACCACTCTGAAGCGCCAAGCGTTTCACCTTCGTGCTGGACCTTGGCGTAGTATGTGACTTCACCGTCCTGCAGGTTGCCGGCGGGAACCACGTGAGACTCCAAGTCGAGCGAGCTGCCGGAGTCGTAAACGGGGGTGTCGTAGGAGCCTCCGGCTTCACGGATCATCCACCTGGATCCGACGTGGTTGTCAGAGCCGCCGGACACAGTGAACGGGGAGCTGGTCAGGGTCGGCTGCTCAGGAATGTCCGTTGCGCCGTTGCCAGGGTTGGTGAGGGTCGGCGTCTCGATGTAGACAAACGAAGCCGCAGTATCGAACGCGGTCATATCCGACCAGGGGGACCATGCGCCCTGACTGTCTTTGTAGCGAATCTCCCACTTGAACGTGCCGCCTACGGAAAGGATTCCCGCGGGGAGCTTGAAGCTGGACCCGGCGGGCTGCTCGCCAGAGTCGTAGATCGCTTCCGCATAGCTGTCCGCGTCGCTGTAGACGCGAACCTGCAGAGCGCCTTGCGACGTTCCGAGCGGGTGACTGTAAACAGAGCCGGTCAGCGTCGGGGTTTCCTGCAGGTCGATGGCCCCGGCGGCCGGAGAGACGTTGGTGGGCTTGACGGGCGGATGGTGGTCGCCCAGCAGGCCGGTGTCCTGGTGCACGCCAACGATATACTGAGTCACGACTTCAACGTCGGACTCGTTCACGATCTTGATATCAAAATCACCGCGAGCTGGAAGTCGGTATTCGACATCCTGTGTACCGTCCTCATTGGTCCGCACCCATTCCCAGGGAGCCAGCGTCCAAGATTCGTGGGTTGCGTCCTGGAAGTAGACCGACAGCTCTCCGACAGCCCCGCGGCGAATGAGGATAGCCTTGTCCACATCGGCCAGGCCAAGCGCAAACTTGCCGCCGTAGTAGATGTCTCCGGGAGCAAAGCGGGTAGACTGTCCGTCGAGTTGGGCGGATGTCCTTTTCAGCGTGGCTCCGGAGTATGATGCGGACACCTCGGACGTGGCGCGGAACCGGGTGGAGGTCAATACGGCCTCGACAGTCACGGTCTCGCGGAGGTCTCCCGAGCAGATAACGTATTCCTGCCCGACCTCCAGCAGGGAGGTGTCTGCGCAGTCCACGGATTCGTCGCCCGCCACAGTGACAACGCTGCCGACTTCGATCTGGTCGGCAAACGAGAACGGGCGGCGGAAGAACTCGAAGAAAAACTTCTCGTCGTCGGTCACGTTGCGGATGTCCTGCGCCAGCTTCAACATATCCTGTCGCTGCAGAATGGTGGTTGCGTCATATCCGTCGAGCTGGGCCAGTACGGCGTCGATCGCCGACTGGGTGGCTGTCTGGATCTGCTCCTGGATCTTCTCGGGATCCAGCTGCCCCTGTCCCACGGCCGCCAACAGCAGCGACGCCTGGTTGTTAAAGGTCTGCACAGAGTTGATGAGCTCTTGCACTCGTTCATTCATGGATGCCATCTTATTCTCCTTCTCCGGTATAAAGGTTGGCGGGGTCGTATCCTGCGGTCCGCGCCCAGTTTTCGATATTGGACAGCCGCTGTTTGTATCCGAGCAGTTCGGTTTCGTTGGCAATCAGGGCTGAGGTGAACTGCATCACAAGCAGATCCTGAGAGCCTATCATCCGGCCTTCGTCGGTGATCATGTCTTCCGTCACCGCAGTGGCGCCGTCGGGGACCGTGATGGTCCCGAGAACCACATGGTGCGGCTCAGGTGTGGCCACGATCTTCAGCTGTTGGTATGTTTCCTGTCCCGGCGTGTAGTAGGACTCCAGAACCGGATGCCAGGTTCCGGGGCCTGCGACGGGGAGGGTTTCGCTGGCATCCATCCGCAGGGTGACGGAATATCCCTCGCGCTCGATTACGGCCACGGAGGCCGGGTAGTCGTCGTGAGATGCGGAGATAAGCACGTTCAGCCCCTCCGCCGGCAGGATCTCGAACCCCTGGTACACACCCGGGGTCAACACGCCAGCCATTTTCCTGTTGAGCGCAAACGAAGCGTAGCGCTCTTTGTACTTCACAAAACTCGAGAGCATTAGCTTTCCTCCTCGGGGACTGGGAAGGTGATGTAGACGAAGTTCTCGTATCGCTTGCCCGGGGCCAGCCATTCGGGAAGAAACGACGCCAGGGCCACAAGTTCGTCGTCCTGATCGTACAGACCGATAATGTTGCACTTCTGCGGCGCAGAGACTGCATCCTCGGGGATGGCGCAGACGAAAAGCGCACGCCCGTCGGACATCGAGGCTTCAGGCGTTCCGGACGTAATGAATCCGGGAACCTCGCTCGCGCTCAAGGGCAGGGATTCCAGGGTTGGCGGATTGGTTGTTTCGTCGATGTGCCCGTAGCCGGCGGCGAAAGACACCACCCGCGGACAGGGTCCGACTCCGGTCAGCGACTGACCTATCTTGTCGTACAGCCGGGTCTGAATTTCAGCCCGCTTCCACGTGATCTCAGGCATGTGCTACCTCCATAAGTGCGTCCAGCGGGCATAAATCCAAGGCGACATCATCCATTCCGGGAGCTTCGTCCAGAAAGACTTCGTCCGCCCCGAAATACGCCGGCGCTGTACTGGTTGAGTTGTTTTTGACGTCGGGACTGATGCCGATAAAAATTCGATGGCTCTTGTGCGAGGATTCGGATGCAGCGGCTGCGATCGAAAGAGGGACTGATGCCGGCAGGATGGATACGGGAACACAATCTGCCGGAGGAAGCGCGGCTCCCTCCACTCCGGGAATCATCTGGTCAAGCCAGCCTGCAGATCCCTCCTCGTAGAACATATCGAGAGACCAGGGGCGACCCATGGTCCACGCTGCCGATGTTTCGTCTCGTGCAACGGGGGCTTGGTCGATGCCTGATTCGTCAAGAGCCTCAGCGGTTCTCCGGTCAAAGAGGGGGCCAAAGGAAAGCGGCGCAACGCACGCCTTGCGAGCGGCTTGCGCCAGGTCGTGTCCGGGAGCCTTCACAGGGACATCCATCTCGAGGGCCAGGGTAAGCCAGCCGAGCCAGGAGCGGGTATTCTTCGCTACGGAAATAGCTCTCTCCACTTCCGTGATGGTTTCCGGTCCCCACATTTCGGTGGGCAGCAACGGACGACGAATCATCCCCCGGACGGCAAACGTGAACCGATCCAAGTCTTCTCCGCCCGGCTGGTGCCACTGAATGATTTCAGCGTCGACGCCCAAGTCGGAGAGGACCTGCTTCACGGCCCAGGCCGTGCCTTTCTTCCGATGCCAAGCAATGGATCCTTCAACCAGGCTTCGCTTTGACTCGATAGGCAGGGTGGGCAGCCAGAAGTCCACGTGAAGCTGCCAGGCAAGCAGATCAAGAGCAGCCTCGGGCAACTCCGGAATGCGGGAGTAAATACGTGCCAGGTCGGTGTCGCCGGCCAGCCTGACAAGGTGGTCATTCAGCGACTCGGACGCTGCGGAAAGTTTTTTGTCGCCGGAGATGCTGCTCGGTAGAATCTCAGAGAAATGAAGATCAGTCGCTTTCAAGTCCGCCATACTGCACCTCGATGTTTACGTTGTTGGCGACCTCCAGCGGGGTCAGGCTGACAAAGGCCGGCTCCAGGACCTCCACCCGCTTGGCTCCGGCGGACTGAATCAGATGGGTGAGCTGAGAGGGGTTGATGTCGCGCCCGAGCTTCGACCGCTGCCAGTCGACAAAGTTGTCCACGGCACGGTTGACGGAGTCCTGAATCTGTCCGGCGAGCGCTGCCTGGTCCTGGTGGATGAAGTACACGGCGGAGATGGAGTAGTCTCTGGGTGTGGGAGGCACGACCTTACAGAGATCGGTCAGCGGAATAACGGACTCCGCATCGAGTGTGGCTCTTACCTGATTGAGTATCTCTTCAGGCGGGATCTGGCCCCCTTTGAGCAGCACGCAGACGTCAACTTCTCCCGGGGCGGGGCTGGACACAGATACGTCCTCGATGTCCTGATGGGCCGATTTGGCCCAATACTGGTAGGCCCCATCAGGGCCGGCCACGGAATACTTCTCGGGAGAAATGTGGATCCGCTCTCGATAGTTGTCGTCGGACTCCAGATCGCTCCCGCCTGCCGATGGCGTCGTGTTAGCAACGGAGGACACGTTCTGCACGGTGTCAACGAATCTGTTTATCTGGCCAGGCAGAAACCCATTCCCCGCTGCGCCAGCGGTCAGACAGGCCGCTTCAACAGATGAAGATGTTTCGCCAGCTGGCACGGATGCGGCTTCGGTTGTGGCAAAAAACAGCTTGCCGTCGGGCGTGGCGCGTGTCCCGGCCGGGATGACGACATCGTGAGCTAAGGGCTCCGAAAGTGAAAACTGGAGAGTGACCAGCGCAGGGGACGCCTTCAGCCGCCGCGTGTCTGTCAAAGCACCCAGGTGGTCAAGATTATCCCCATCGGCGTAATAGACCAAGTTCTGCTTGGCGGCGTAGTCGATCTGGAAACGCTGCTGGGCCACGATGTACGCCAATCCTTCCAGAAACAACCGGACAGGGTCGCCCGGGTACAGTTTGGACTCCGCGATTCGTTCGTATGTAGTGATGATCTCAGTTTCAATTGCCGACGCATCGGTTTCGCAAAATTGAGTGTCACGCAAAATTGTCTTCAGGCTACTCATAGCTACCCTCGATAGCGATTCGAATTACCGGGAACAGGCGTCCGTCCATCGCGGCTTCGGCCAAAGGCTTGAAGTCGACGGACACAACGGAGCACCTGGGCTCCTGCTTCTCTATTTCGTCTATGACCTCCCCGGTGAACGCGGCCATCGCTTCGGGGGTCGGGCTGTCAAGAAACGATGCGGAGACCCCGAAGTCTCTGTCCAGCGGGACAGAGCCCTTGATTGTCGAGACGATCGTGCGGACATTCTGCAGGATCTCGGTCACCCCGCTCGCGCCAATAACGACTTCCGCTGGAAGCGTTGTGTCCAGGATAAACTCCATCAGTTGTACTCCTTGAGCTTGAGCTCGACTTCGGCCCAAAGAACCTTGGACGCCGACATTTTCTTGGCCACCTCGTTCGATTCAGTCAGCACGAAGCGACCCAAGCGGCGACCAGCAATAACAAGGGCGTGATGCTCGCCGGACTCAAGCAGTGCGTCGATCTCGATCAGTTTCGCCTCGACATCGGTGAACGTGTGGTCCAGTTGAACCTTGAAGCTCACCTCGGCCAGCGACGTGCCCAGGTGTTGAAGTCTCGCAAGGCCGTCGACGACCGGATGTTCGGCGAACTGAGCCACTCGGCGGCGACGCAGGTCGACAGGGGTGAACACATCAGATGCGCTCGAACGAAAAACGAGAGGGCCAAAGCTGCCGACCTGCATCACGCACCTCCGGCGAGAACGCCGTTGATCGGATTGTCAACAACCAGGTCAGTAACGTGCAGGGTTCCGCGTATCCGGTAATTCCCTTGCTGCTCTACATCTCCGGTGTGGTCGACGTTTGCCGTCTTGACCTCGGTGGAGACAGCGCCGCCGGCTCCCGAGGAAGTTATGTTACCCGTCTGGACTATCTGCGGCGCTTCGACTCGCACCGTGCTGGCAGACTTCAGTGTGGCCACACCTTGCGATTCGGCTGTCAGCTCTCCGCCGGCAGTGATGATGGTATTCCCGCCGACATCCACAGAGAGATCTTCTTCCACTCTCGCCACAGCCGTCCCGCCGATGTCGGCTGTCAGATCCTTGTCGATGGTTAGCTCCGCGCATCCGTTCACGACGTGCCCGGACAAAAGATGTTGCTTGCGGTCATACTCGAACCACGAACCGTCATCGAAGCGGAAGTGACGCTTATCAGGATCTGCGACAGGAACCGCGTCGGCCTGGGAGTATATCGCCCCCAGCACACAGCCTTGCTCTTGCCCGGTCGGCAAAAAGAGGCACATCACGTGCTCTCCGATGTCGGGCATGTGGTACTGCTTGTCCTTGCAGGTCTTGTCAAATCGAACCGGCAGTTCTCTTGTGACCAAGGATGTTTCGCCATGGTGCACATCCGGGAGCTGGACTCTAACGGTGCCGCGCTCTGGGTAGACCGATGTCACAACGCCAACGCGCAGCAGCCGGCCGACCACGGATTCTAGCATTTCAAGACGTCTCAGTATTTCATTCACCATTTCAAAACCTTCCTTATCTTCACCGATGTGGAGTATCCTCCAGTACGCGTGAAACTATGTTTCGCCTGCTCGACCGCATATGTGCCGTCAAAAAGCCGAAAGCCTCCAAGGGCTATGTTCATTCCGGCCAACAGCCTCGGCTCTCCCATGAGCGTCAGATCACCCTCGACTTCGCGCTGGTTCTTTTTTCGCAGAGCAGCCTTGGCCTTCCGTTCCGCCATGGCGATGTCGTCGGCTATCTGATTGACCCGCAGGACGCGCCCGGATCCGGCCGGAGGATCCGGAGGAGAATACGTGAACGTCTTGAGCTCTTTGTCTTTGGGGTCGTGAAACGAGACCTCGCAGGCCTTGTAGATCTCGATCGTCTTGGTTTTCAGGGACGCGCTTCGCAAGTCGGACTGGCCCCGGGTAACGGACAGTGAAACCGGGTGGGCGTCGTACTTTTCGCCAGCAAAAACAATGACCGTCGCGTCGTTGATCTTGAGGTTCAGGCCGTACTCGTCGACAACTCGCTTCATGAAAGCCAGGTCCGTCTCCGCGTGCTGGTCAAGGCGGAGGAGCTGAACGTCCTCGGCCTGCCAGGAGAGCTGGAACCCTGCGGGGGAGGCTATGTCGCTAAACACTTGGCGAAGGCTGACATTTTCCCATCCGCGGCTTTTGCTCTCTTTTCGGATGGAGTTTTGCGTCAGCGAGCTCACCGCCTTCAGGGCAACCGTGTCGCCCTGGTCCCCAACGGCAAGCTCTACTTCGTCGATTTCAAATGTGCCGCAAGGGATGGATATGGCGGGAGACCCTGGTCCGCTCCACTCTTCAAGGCACACGATAGAGGCGACAATGGTGTCGCCCTTTTGGGGAAGCCAGTCTCCCTTCCAGAGGTGGTCGCGATCGTCCATGTCAATACGCAGGTCGTCAGCTTGGCCGTGTGCGTTGTCGGTGTAGGAAAAACCTCGAACAAACGGCGCAATGTCTTTGCTGATGTCGGCGCCCTGGTATGCGATCTGGATCCTTGCAGCCCTAGACTTCATATTGCTTCCACGGAGGTGTTACGGTTCTGGTGGCCATGGACGGCACGTCGGGAATCCGCAGGACGGTGCCGGCGGAAAAAATCAGTACCCCCCTGTGTTCGGGGTTTGCGTCCAGAAGCAGATGGAGGCGCACCTCACTGCTTAGAACGCGCTTTGCTATCGAATCCCAAGTCTCTCCCTGGGACGTTGTGTACGTGCTAGGCATAGGCTGTCCGCTCCCGTTCCTGGAACATCTCTGCAACAACCTTCCTGACCCTTGCTTCCAGTCCTTCGTTCGCCTTGGAGACCGCCGACTTGACGTCTCCGGCAGATGTTCCGCCGTTCACGTTTACGGTCTGATTGAACGTGATGGTCTGTCTCGGCGGGATGGATATGGCGGCGCGATCCATCTGGGAAAGACGCCCTTGGTTCTCGGGGGTTGAGCGAGAGGTGGGCGACGGAGATGTGTAGTTGTTGGCCGTGACGTTTGTCGTCTGGCTGTTCACGTAGGAAGGCTGAACAGTCTGCCCTGGGGTGGCCGTGGTGCTCGAATACGTATTGGATGTTTCATATGTCGGAGAGTTTTCCACGGTCGCACCGGGGGCCGGGGCCGTGCGTTCAGCAGTCTCTTTTTCGTCGCCGCCAAAGAAGCTACCGATAGCGCTGCCAACAGAGCTCACTATGCTGCCTATGGCGGAGGCTCCTTCCATCAAAACGCCGACCAGCGGGAGCTCCTTTATCTTCTCCCAGGCCCAGGTGAAAGCCTTCACCACAGACGTCCATACCTCAACAAAGAAAGTCTTGACCTTCCCCCAGTTTGAGATCAGCAACGCCGCGCCAATGGCAATTCCACCAATTATTAGCCCGATAGGATTGGCCATGACAGCCATGCCCATGACTCTGAAAGCGGTCCCAATGGCCGTGCAGGCTCCGGTTACAACAGCTTGTCCCACCGCCCAGGCCTTCTGGGCGGCACCCAGAGCGGTCATTTTCACCGCCGACCACATCGAAGCCGAGCCGATGGTCCGGATTGCCACAGTGGCTGCACGGGAAGCTGTGGCCACCACGGTTTGCCCCACCGCCCAGGCTTTCTGGGCGGCTGCCATGACGTTTGTCTTCACGGTCGTCCATGCGGAGGCGAGGCCTGTTGAGGTGATACCGCCTGCCAGGGCGGGGAGATGGGTGGACACCATAGGGACAATGGCCTTCCCGATGGTAAAAACATTCATACCGAAGCGGGCAACACCCAAGGCGAGCCGTCCGCCCATCACGAGCCCCAGTGCGATGGCGGCATTTTCCCATCCGCCCATCAGCCCTACGACTCCGCCTATTGCTGCCCCGACTGTGGAAAAGACCGAATACAGACCGCGGCCAAAGGATAAGATGGCTGGGATAGAAGCCTTGACGGAATCGCCAATGCCGACCAGGTCCTCTTTGTGTGACTTGACCCAGTCCGCGAGCTTGGGGGCGTATTCTTCGACCAACGGAGCAAGAGCGCCGCCGATCAAGCCTGACACCTCCGCAGTGACGGAGCTGAAAACTGTCGCCAGTTGGCTGAACGCGGTGTTGTACGCTGCAGCCCCTGCGGAGCCCTCTTCAGACAGCGTATTCAGTCTCCTGTACCTTGCGTCGATGTCCTGAATGCTTCCGTCAAGGGTGCGCACATGGCCAAAAAACTTATTAGCCTCTCCTCCGAAAAGGATATCTGCTGCACTGACAGACTGGGCGTGGTCCGGCAGTGTCTTTATAGCTTCAGAAATTCGCAGGAACTGTTCTTCTGGCTTCATATCCTGAAGCTCTTCAAAACTAAGCCCAAGCATCTGCAAGGCCTCTTTCACCGGAGTGGTTTCTTCAAGGCCGGCAGACTCGCCCAGCTTGTTGTTCATCTCTTCGATCAAGTCTCCAACGTGACCCACGTCAAACCCGGCCTCTTTGGCAACGCCTCCCCATGCTTGCAGCATTTCGGTGGAGACTCCGAGAGCGTTGGCAAGTGCGACCTGCTCACCCGTTGACCTGTTCACCATGGTCATAGCCGCGCCTACGGCGCCGACTCCGGCAGTTATCCCCGCGGTCACTCTGGCGGCAGAGCCAATCTGCTCGCGGATGTTTCCCGACGCCTCCATGGCGTTGTTCAGCCGGTCCATCTTGGATTTGGCCTTGTCCATCTCGGAAGTCAGATGTCGGTACTCGGAAGACAGTTCCCCGAGATCGCGGCCGGTGTCAGCAATCTTGGCTTTGTGGTCGACAAACTGCCGGGTGGATCTTTCGACAGACGAGCGCAGGCTCTTTACTTTGCCTTCGGCCATCTCGATGCGGCGAGCCAGCACACCCTTGGCCCCGCCGGCGGCTTCAGCTTGCTCCTTCAGTTCGGCCAGATTCTTTTCTGCTGCAGAGAGTTCTTTTCGCGAAGTGCGCACTCCATCACGCAGCTTGTAAAAGCTCTGCATCAGCTTATGGGTCGGCTCGGACCTCATTTCCCGGATCGAGGATCCAAGGTCTTTGATCCGGGACTCGGCCCCCCCGAAGGTCGACTTGAATGTCGACCCCAGGGAGGCCCCGAGTTCCATGGTTATGCCGAGTTTTCGCTCTGCCATTTGCGCTCCGTTACACTTGAGGGCCTATCTCTTTTTCCACCTGGACAGCCTCTTCAAGCCAGTCCAGCAGTTCGGCCAAGTCCATGTCCTTGATTTCAGACAGCGGCCACCCGGAAAACCTGCTCAGCAGGATGATGGCCCGTCTCAAATCCTTTATGCCTCCGTCTTTTTGCTTGCCTGGCGGGGGCTCTTTTTCAAAAAACGGTACGCCTCCATCAGCAGCTCATAGTCGCCGTCGGGCATGTCGAGGAGTTCCTCGGAGGGAACGTCACACAGCAGGCCAAACAGGGTCACTTCGACCTCGGCGGGGGTCGCGTCGGGGCCGGCCGCTTTCTGGGCTTCCAGGCGGTCACGAACCAGGCAGCGGCGCATGGTCAGCTCTGTGACGTCCTTGCCCCCGATCTCCAGAGGCTCGTTCAGGGGTATCGTTTTTGTCAGGTTCTGCTTCGCCATAGCCTTATCCCTCCACGCCAAGCGCAGAGCGCACGGCAGTCAGATAATCGGTTCCGTCGACCATGAAGATGAAGTTCAGCTTGTCCATCTCCAGCACTTCCTTTCCGTCCTGAACCAGCTTCAGGTAGGTCACCTCGAGTTCGATCTCGGAGTCCTGAGGCTTGGCGGTTTCGAACTTGCCGAAGGACGCGCTCTTGGGCATGCCTCGCAGGATGATTCTCTCCGGGGTTGCTCCGATCGTGCCCGAGCCGCCGTCGTGATGCTGAACAGCGGCTCGCAAATCGAGATGGTGAGACTCCGGAGCCTGGAGTTTGACGAAGTTGGCCGTCTTGGTGCGGAACGACAGCTTGACGGTCATGGACTGGAAGTGTCCGAGGGTCGGGCTGTCGATTTCGCCGGCGATGCCTGCGCCGGAGAGGGTTTCGGTCATGGACTGCAGCTGAGGCAGGTCGACCGTGGCTACACCCATCAGTACCGCGCCGTCCTTGTAGACGTTAAACGCGATGGTCTTTTCAGGAATCTTGTTCACGTTGCCCATGTGTCACCTCTTACGAGAACAGGTTTTGGAGATACGCGGGGTCGTACTCCAGGGTGTTGACGATCTGGCGTGCCGGAGAGGGCGGGGTCAGATACGTGTGGAAGCGGATGATGCCGTCCATCAGGTCCGTGGTCGGGTTTTCGTCCTCGGAGAAAACGATGCGCCCGCCAAGAATGATCTCCATTGCGCGGAAACCGTTGAGGCGAATGTTCTCGCTGTCGATGATGGTCTGGATCAGACGGCGGGTAATGGGCCAGTCAACCTTCTGGAAGTAGGTCAGGATGAAGGTGTTGGCGTGCCAGCTGAAGAACCTGCGGATGGGGATAAACGCATCCTTGGGGTCGGTCATGCTGGGGTAGCAGCCGGTGCGGTTGCCCCACGCCTTCCACCCTCCCACGAAGTTCAGGGCGGTGATGAGGCCTTGGCCGTTAAGGTAGTTCGCCTGCTCAAGGCCAAGCCAGACTTCCTTGCCTGCGGCGACCGCAGAGTTTGCGTAGAGCCGGTTGTTGGACGGGGAGCGGTACGGCACATCGCCGGCCTGCTCGTCAACATCACCGATGAGCCCGGCCACCTGCGTGGACATGTGGAACACCTCGTCGCCCAGCTTTACCTTCGGCCAGCAGACGATCATGTTCGGGTCGGTGAGGTTGTTATCGTTTTTCCACCCGGGAACGTCCGTGTAATTGGGAACCGTGCTGTCGGGCACGTCCACGATGGCCATGGCCTTAAAGAGGCCATTGATGCCCGTGGCCTTGGCGGCCATGCCAATAGCCACAGCCGGATCCTCGGACCACCCGGGGGCGCAGATCAGGCCGGGGACGATGCGGAAGCGGGTGAAGACTTCGCTGATCAGCTCCAGCCCGGTGAGCTTGCCGGTCGTTTCGTCGACTCCGCCGATGATGTCCGCGGAAGTCACTTGAGCCGGATCCGGGACGGCGGGATCTCCCGACGTGTGGACTTCAGGGTCATACACGTTGACGAAAACCACAGGAGCCACGCCATACAGTCCGAACTGCGACCTGGCGAACTCGCAAAGAGTGTAGCTCTCCCAGTCGTCGCTATCCCCGAACGCCGCTACGAACTCGGAATAGCTGTAGCAGAGCACCGGTTCATTGACCTTGCGGTCGGCAGGGTCTTGGTCCTCGATTGGTGCGGTGCCAAAAACAACAGGCACCGATGCCGAAATTCGGCGCGGCGGCAGGATCGAGGTGGGAACCTCAAGGGCGTAAACGCCGTGTTTATACGCGCTCATAAATCAAATCCCTCCACAGTTTGTCGCGGAGCAGGCCTGCGCCAGGTTGTGGTCAGGACTACGACCGCGTATCTATGCTGTTCACGTCTGGGGTCCGGGCGTCGAACCCGGACCGGCCATTGCCGTTCAAATTTGTTTTCCAGAACACGGACGTCGCGCAAGATGGACCGCACTCTGTCCGTAAACCCTGCCGCCCACTCCTCAAGTGACTTTGAGCCGCTGTTTGAGCTCATGCACAGCGTCACTTCGGCGGATATAAGGCTGTCATCTTCATCGTCTTCGACGGACTCCCAGGCCACGACCACGCAAGGAAACGCCTCTACCCCGCCAAGGTCGTCCGGAAGGCCTCCGATATAGACAGGAGGAGCTACTTCGGCGCCCGTTTCCGGGTGTTCCAGAAAGAAGCCCTGCAGGCCGTCTTCCAGGCAGCGTCCAAGATCTGTTACGAGTTGCGCGATCATCTGAGTCCAGCCTCCTGAAGCACGTAGTCGGCTTCATGCAGCACGTTCTTCGTCAGGCGCTCAGACGCCTGCTCCTGCAGATCCAGAAGGTTCCCTTCGTCTTTCAGCGCCTGGAGATGCCCGGGACCGTAGAGTCTGCGGATGGGTTCTCTTTCCTCGCCCACGCGCTTAAATATCTGCGGCTCGCCGCCGGACCGAGGGGTTTGAATAAACGAGCCCTCTACAACCTTGCGCCCCGAGGCCTTTTTGACTTGGACGGAAACGCCTTTTTTCGGACGCCGGCCACCGGCCGTGACGGGGACTCGTGGCCTTGCTCCGTAGTGAACCAGTGGGACGGACATCTTTCCCACAGCCTTCAGTAGGGCGCGGGGGTAGTCGGCTCCCTTCTGGGGCTTAATAAGGGTGATGCGTTCGCGGATCTGCTTGGCCGGGACGTTGTAGTCTTCACGGACCTTCTTCACCGTGTCGGTGCGCATCCCGGTGATGGTTTTTGACAAAGCCCTGTAGACAGCCTTCTTCGCCCCGCCGGGGACCAGAGCCAAGACATCCCGCAATCCCTCAAGGGCCTTCTCCGCATGAAAAGAGTCTATTCTGATCAAGTCGTCACGGGCCATCAGGACACCTCCCTGTAGATAAGAATCTCGAGAAAGCCCCCTTGGCTTTCCGTTCTGGAGACAATCCACTGTTCGTCATCCAGCATGAGAGGGCGATGCGACTTCGGTCTTTGCAGTTCCGCCTCCTTGACCACCAGCTTTTTGACCTGGACGTTAACGCTTTCCCGCGCCTCGTCAGGCCCCTGACCTTCGTCGTCGACCAAGGCGATCAGTGACGTGCCATTGATGACAACAGGCAAACCAAAGTCATCGAGGAAGATGTCCAGATCGTCCTGGATAACTTCCATCATGCTCATTTCTTCACCTGGCCCTTGGGGCTACGAGAGCTGAACCACCAACCGACGGCAGTGGACGCCATGAAGATGACGTTGTGCACGACGTATGTGGTGATCTCCCCGGCCTGTTCAGACTCCAGCAGGATTCTGTTTGCGGTCATGTACTGGGTGAAATGGACGTATGTCCGCCAGCTCACGTAGCAAAGAAAGGCCGTCATCACCGGGCGGGTGATGCCGCGGATAAAGTCGGTGATGGTCAGCAGGAAGTCCGCCCAGGTGGTTTTCCCTGCGGAATAGGTGGCGCGGTCATGGTGCAAGCTGGCCTGATAGGACTCCGCTGCAACCTCGACCTCTCTGGAGGCCCGTTCTTCCCGCGCCTCCTGAATCCTGCCGTCCGTCTCGACCTGCATCATCTGGATTTCCTTGTCGGCACGTTCCAGATCTTGCTGGTGAAGCAAGGCAGCGGTTTTGCGCTTCTGCCATTCGCCGATCCAGGTGGATATTCCCCCAAAGATCGACTGAAACAGGGTGCCGATGCCGCCCGTCCCTACTCCGAGGAGAGAGGTTCCGATCAGGTCCACGAGGCTAGACATTGCTGGTTACTCCTTCTCTAAAAATTCTGAGGTTCAGGGGGCGGCGCATGGTCCTGGCCATGAAGCGAGACAAGGCCGGAGTGCTGGCCAAAACGGCCGACTGCCCGTACAGAGATCCAACGCGAGACCCCGGCAGGATACAGCCGTGGCTGTGGGTCTTGTATCCGAGCGAGGTGTCGCCGGCGACGTTGCCGGCATGGATCTGCACGGCGGTGCGGCCGGGAACATTCTTCAACTGATACACGTGGCTGTTCCAGTGGTTCGACCACCGCCTGAAGGCTTCGTATTCCCCCTCGGGGATGCATGAAATGTTCGTCTGGTTGTCTCGCCAGGGCAGCTCTATGCAGGGGACGGCAAACACCATCTCGGGGATGATGATCAAGCCCACGGTCCCTTGTGCGGTGGAGCTCTTGCGAATGATCAGTACGTCAATAGGGTCGGTCTGCCTCATTTCTTCCCCTCCTGAAACGACTCCAGCTTGACGATCAGCTTCTGCGGGACGCGCATCCCAAGTTCACCCAAATGGCGGCAGACGGAGAGGAACTCATTGATGCAGATAAACGCGACCATGAAGTCGCGCACATAGGGGGATATGAATGGCAGCGGGTCCGCCAATGCCAGATCGAGCATGTGCGCAGACATGACAACCACGGCGTACAATATAAACTTGCACAGGCCGCGGCGAAATTTGCAGCTGTTGTATGTCCCGTTTTCCCAGGCGCGATAAAACCCGAGAGCGAAGTCGGTGACGTAAAGGATGGTCAAAGCCAGCAGCGCGACGTCGATTCCACCAAGCAGCCACGCTGAACAGCCGCCGATGCCCGCGAACACGGATTTCAGTGTCAGGTTGTCTAAAAAAACTTCTTTCAACATCGGTCGACATCTCCTGCCGGGTTGCGCCCTTTGGGGGACGCGCCGAAAAAAAAGGAAGAAAAAACGGCGCGTCCCCCGGGTGGAGTGGGGCTATCGGATGGTGGTCAAAACGTATCCGCAGTTTTTGCTGATGTCGGACAGCACGTTGCCGTTGTCGTCGTAGCTCTTGATCAGGCGCACATCGATGTCGTGGCGCACACGGATGATGGTCGAACGCACAGCGGGGTCGTAGTAGTCCTCGACGACGAAGTCTTCAGACGCGCCTTCGTTCCATTTGAACGTGCGAGCGATGGACGGCTCGTAGATCTCGGAGCCCTGGGCGGCAACGCAAGCCAGGACGGCAACGTCGTCGCTCCAGATATCCTGCAGTTCGGGGTTCTTGGCGCGGTTGCCGCCATTCATCATGGCGCCGGCCAGCTCGATCTGGATGTCCAGGTACGCCTCGAGGTGCTGCAGGCCGATGGTTCCGGTTTTGCGCGTGTCGGGGAACAGGTAGTTGACAGCGTCTTTCACCTTGTTGCAGCGCGTCAGATCCAGATAGGTCTGCCAGGTGATGATCAGCTTGTTGTAAAAGACGCCTTTCTTGCGACCTTCGGTGCGAGCGTTGTCGATATCCTGCTTCGGATCCGCATCGGCGGGGACGGTCCACTTCGCCGTGGCCGCTCCGGAAAGGAAGTTGCTCGGGTTGGTCAGCTTGGCGGCGACTTCCACCTCGAAGGCGCGAAGGACAGTGTTGGTGCAGAGGTCGGTGGCGCCCTTCTCCATGTCGATCTGGGACTTGTAGATGGCCCGGAATCGATCATCCAGGGGATGCTCGTGTCCACGTTCGCGGCAGGAGTAGTGTCCTGCCTCAAACTTGCCGGCGCTGCGCTGGTAGGCAGCGCCGTGAGCGCGTTCGACCTTCTCCACGTTGAAGAGGTACTTGGCAGGCAACACGGGGAAGTCTGCCGACTGGGAGCCGACCGGGTAGTACGGCGCGACCTTGGAAGCGATAAAGCCCATGCTGGGGGCGTTGGTCATGGTCTCGTGGACCAGAACGCCCAGATCCGGGCGAAGTCTTTCAGTTCCATTTTCGGGAATCATGCGGGTTCTCCTTTATGGCTAGGCGGAAACGGTGACGACTTTGCCACATTCTGCAGGGACAACTTCAATCACATCGCCGTCTTCGGCAGCGGCCTCGAGGGCCACGCCGACTTTGATGTAGTCGCCGGCGGCGGTGGGCAGGGCCTGGACAGTGCCGCTCGGAGCGGCGAAGACGTCTTCGCCGACGTCGATCGCGCCGCGCACTTCAAGGTGATGCGTGCCCGGCTTGTTCCAGTACGCGACTCCGATGGGGTCGCCGGTCTTTTGCGAGATGCGGGAAACCCCGACACCAAGACGGGTGGCCGGGGCGTGAACCACCTGGCCGCTGGAGTTGAACTCCACGCGACGTCCTTCGACGATATCTTCAGCTGCGGGGTGGGACCCGATTCCATAATCGTTGTAGCTCATGGGTTACTTCTCCTGGTTCTTGCCGGCGAGCCAAGCCGTGTGGGCGTCGGGGTGACGGCGGGCCATGGCTATGATGGCTTCACCCTTGGAGCACTTCGCCGTGTTCATGTGACCTTCCACCAGGGCTTCAAATCCTTCCGCGGCGGTGGAAGACTGGTTCTGGCCATCCTGGCCGGCGGATTCGCCCATGCTCTGCTCAAACTCGCTGAGCGCTTCTTTCTTGCCTTTGCGTTCAGCGGCCAGCGTGGCCTTGTAAAAATCCTTGGGGTCGGCTCCGGACTTGACCGCTTCCAGGGTCATGTCCATGTCGGCCTGAGCTTCGAACAAATCCACGACTCGGGCTCGCTCAGCGGCTGCGCCTCGGGCTTCCAGCTCTGCTGCGAGGTTGGGGTTGGAAGCGGAAAGCTGCTCGGCAGTCACCGCGGACAGGTTCATGACACCGGAATCGCCGCCACGGGCGTCGGTGTCACCAGCGGAAGAGGTTCCGGTGGGCATATGTTCCTCCTGGTTGGGTTGTTCGGACAGCTCCAGAGCTCGCGAAATGGCGAAGTCCAGATTGCCGATGGAATGAACGAAGCCTCTCTTCTGGGCTTCGTGGCCTATGTGAGTCGAGCCGTCCGCCAGCTTTTCGATCACCTCTTCAGCGGAGATGCCTCGATGCTGCGCAACGGCGTCAACGAACAGCGAATAGTAGTGATCGACCCGTTCCTGCAGGTATTCCCTGCCTTCTTCGGACAGCGGCTTTTCGTCGGAGGCCAGCCGCTTGTAATGTCCGGCAGACAGAACGGTTCTCGTGATGCCTTCTTTCTTGTCGCGCTCCGAGTAGTCGAAGTGCATAGCCGCCACGCCGATGGAGCCCACCTGCGCGTCTGCGGTGCAGATCATTTCCTGCGCCGCGCTGCCGATCCAATAGGCAGCGGAACACATCAGCTCGGAGGTGTGTGAAACAACCGGCTTTCCGGACTCGCGCACCTGGGCGATGGTTTCGGCCAGATCGTTCAGGCCGAATACGCCGCCGCCGGGGGAGTCGATGTCCAGCACGATGGCCCGAACGTCTTCGTCGTTTGCGGCCTGGCGGATCTGCTTGCCGACCAGCTCCGTGCTGCACCCGCCGGATATGGCGGAGAAGAGGTTCAACCGACGGGCGATTACGCCGTTGACGGGCACAACGGCCACGTTGTTCACGACGGCGTAGGGACGGGAGGCACTGTCGGACTCTCCCGCCAGCTGCGCAAAAATTTCACCACTGCCGGCGCGGCCTTCCAGCATTGCCTGGGCAAAGTCCGCCACCTGTTCCATCTTGTTCGGTTCAAGGGCCCACACTTCGCCCACAAGGGCGGAGAAGGCCCGCTTCGCTCTAACTTTCATCGTCATCCTCGCTCTGTTCTTCCGTCTTCCATGCGGAGTCGGGAATCTTGTAGGAACTCATGTCCACGCCGTACTCTCCCTCCAGGTTCTTGATGAACGCCTTTTCCTTGGCCACCTGTCGGAGGCCTTCGCGCCAGTCGTGGCCGTTGCGACCAAAGATGGCGCGATAGCTCGTGGTGTGGCTTCCGAGCTCGAGCACAGAGGCCTTCGCCGCTTTTTCGCGGTCGATCTGGCGCATGGGCTGGGCAAGGTGTTCGGCGTGGCTGTATGCGTACAGGTTGGAGCGATATTCTTCGGGGGTCAGCGGCAACCTGTCGCGCAGGGTGGCTTCGTAAAGGATCCACGCCCAGATGGGCTGGTTGAACTGGTCGTTCACGACGCGGTGCTCAAACTCGTTGAACTGCTCCGCCTTCTCCATGGACGCCTTGCTTGCGGAGTAGCTGGCCTGGAACTTGCGCATGACGTTTTCTGCGCCACGTCCGGTGGACATCCCCAGACGGTCGATAATCGCCCCGAACATTTCGGAGTAGCGCGAAGGGGCTGCGTCGGGCTGGAAGAATGTCGGCTTTTCCTTGCCGGACCCAAACAGCACAGTGCCCTTTTCCAGCTCCATCACTCGCTGGTGCCATGGGGTGTTGCGGTCAATGGCCCCCTGCCCGAAGTCGTTGATGAAGAGAGTGAAGAGGTTGCGCACCATGGCGCCGACGACTGCGGCCTCCGCCAGGTCATTGGAATGGCGTATCTCACCGATCATGGGACCTAGCACGGAGTCTTGACGGTATTCAGCGACATTGCGGACATCGCTGACAAGGAGAAACCTGGGGAGGCCGGTCGTCTTGTCGTACACATCGAACGATGTGCAATCGGAGGACGGGGGGCGCATGGAAAGTGCCCCGGGCTTGCGGATCCAGACCTTTTCCGGCTCGCCATCCCTGTCGATCTGGACGCCGTCATAGATGTCTCTGTCGGCGAGATCGGAGGGTGTGACGAGCCGGAAGGGGTCGATAGGGAGGAGACAGGTAGAGAACGGGGCTCCGGGCCGGGGCTTTGCTACGACCTGAAAGACACCCACTCCCAGCAGCTTCCATTGGAAGTAGGCGAGAGCTTGCAGGCCGTAAATATTCAGACGGCGCGTGGCGTCGCACCAGTGTCTGCAGTCGAGTCCCCACTCCTCCCAGCAGCGGGAGGCGGCGGACTGAAATTCGGCTTCCCATTCCGGCGTCCGGCCGACCCAGTCTGTTCTGGGTGCCGGCTGGGGCGTGAGTCCTATGCCCACCGCCTCAACCACCAGCGACTCCAGAACTCCGTGTGCCATGGCGTCGTTGTGATAGAGATCCAGGGCACGCTCGCTGGCGCGTTCGATCTGCCGTTCAGCCTCCCGGCGGCTGACAACGGAGTTGGTCCAGTTGGAAAGCGCTCCCTGGAGAGACGCGCTGGAGCGGCGGGCGTGCTTGGCGCGGGATGCGCGGCGTGATGGGACAACGGGCTTGCGCATTATCCACGCCTCGCTGTGACGTTGCCGGCGCGGGCAAGGATGTTGCCTTGGCGACGGACACGGTCTTCGCCGCCCAGCTCGCCACGGACCTTGAGGAGCACGTCAAGCCCAGGGCGCTTTATCTTGCGGCCATAGGCTTCGTACTCTTCTGCCTGCAGGGACTTCTCGAGGGAGGAATCCAGCGCTTCTTCGAGCTGTTTGGGATCTTCTGCCATTGGTTTCGACTCCATTCGCCGTGTTTTCGTGCGGCGGTAATAATGCGTCGAAATTACCAGCAGAGAAGGGAAAGTCTATACTTGCGGCGTAGTAAAACTCTAGCGCTAGTAAAACTCTACACATAGAGTTTTACTACGCAGAAGCCCCCTGAACAGTGCCGGAGGAGGCTCCATTCAGGGGGCTGGTATCATATTATAAAGCAAGGGGCGTGCCTAAGGGCGTGGGACGATGTTGTAGAACACCTTGTTTTTGGGTGTTGTTCGCTCCACTCCGGGGATGATCTTGATCGACCTGCCAAAGAGGTTGTGCGTCGGGATGTCCCTTGCCGGGGTTCCCCGGCCCCGGCACCACACGCGGAACATCTCGTAGAGATCCTTGGCCTGCGTCTTCATGTGCCGGGGCGTGGGGACGCTCGGGTCAATGTCCACGATGGTCATTTCTTCCGCAACGAACTCCTCCACAAGGCCCTGATTGTCCGGGAACGGCAGGCCGTCACGCAGGTTGGGACGGTCTGGACGGGCGGCGAACAGCCCGCAGAACTCTTCATACAGCCGCTTGACATCCTCCTCCGTGCCGCCGGAAAGCCGGGCGGTCTGCACTGCCGCACGCATGGCCTGGCCACGAAGGGAGGGTTTGAGCGTCAAAGAGGCTGGAATTGAAGGTGTTGCCGGCGCGAACTTTTGAGCCTCATACCTTCCGGTGGTGCGAATGGTTGGGAGCACTTCGGAAGTGACCCACTTGCGGAACCGCTTGGCTTCCGGCTTCCGGCTGGCAAAGATTAGGGAGTACAAGCCGGACTCGGAAACGGCTGAGACTTTTTGTGGTCCGCCTGGAGTCTCTGCCACCACAGTGCTTCTTTCATCTTCATCCAAGGGGGTGCCGGTACTGTCGGACCCCTTCCAGGTGATGTCTAAGCACCTGCAAAGATCCTTGAAGATAAACCAAGGCGCAGAGCCCTGCATGACAACACGCACAGCGTCACCGTCAAAATCAAAGGGGATGAGATTAGACACGGGCGCCTCCAGAAAAGAGGCTCTGCCCCAAGTCGCGCACGTCGCGATCTACGTCGTCGTTCAAGCGGCGTAGGTCGCGGTCAATGTCGTTCATGAACTCGGACAGACCGTCAAGGACAGTGTCTTCGTGTTCGTCGAAGTAGCTGGACATAGCCCAGAGCAGGGCAGTGAAGCGGGTGCTGACGGATTGCAGTTGCTCGCGGCGGCAGCGCAGGCGTGTAGCCGACTGATGATAAAGGCGGGTTTTCACGATGGGTCTCCTAGTGTTTTTCGAATTGACTTTCTCTCAATAGAAAAAGCCGGGAGTTCGAACCTCCACTAGGCGAGGCTGGGTATTTTAGGCCGAAGCCCTGGACATTTCCCCACTCCCGGCAAAAGCTGGTTGGTCTTATTTCGACGTCCAATTATGGCGGGACTGTCTTGCCTGGACGCAAAAAAACCGCTGCTGACGGGAGGCGGTATCCGCCTAGTGTTGGAGTTTCGACGCTCCGTAATCCCGTCTTTGCCATAACTGTTTTTGTAATGTCAAGAGCCGTCTGTGACAGCTTGGTCTTTACTTGTTCATCTCTAGTCGCTAGGTTGTTTCCTAAACATTTTTAG